GACAGTCGCATTCGCTTGTGATGTATTCAAGACACCGAATGTCCCACTGTTAACGTTAGCCACGGTTGCATTAGCCACTGATGAATTAAGAACACCAAAAGTTCCACTATTAACGTTTGCAACGGTCGCATTGGCAAAAGAAGAATTTGAAAAGGTAGTAGTACTACTAACAATATTCGCTACAGTAATGTTTGCTATAGAAACACTTAAAGACGAAAGAGTTGCAGTTCCAAATACAATATTTGCCTGTGAAGCATTCAAAACTCCAAAAGTTCCACTATTAACGTTTGCAACGGTCGTGACAAGATTGCTTAGGGTTGCTTTACCACTAGTTATATTTGCAGAAGATGTATTTAATGTCCCTATTGTAGCATTTGAAATATTAGCAGTTGAATTGTTTAATGTGATAACATTTGAGATAGTTGCATTTGACACGCTAACATTGATGGTGGCAAAAGTTGCCCCAACAATATTAGCAACACCAAGATTAAGGGTACCAACATTAGCAGTTCTTATTATTGCCGTGTTACCTACATTAACACCTACACCAGGATTAGTAAATGTCCATGCGGAATTGGTTTGTGATTGTGGACCATCACTTAAATTATTGGATACCGCAATGACAGCGGATACCGCAGTGACTAACTGTCCAAATGTATTCGCTGTAGATATTTGATTAATGGACATATTACCTTCTACTCTTTAAATTTGCAAGTTCACTGATTATGGTTTTTAGTGATTGAACTTCTTGCTCTAAGGAACTAAGACGCTGCTTTGTTTCATGAGCGTCACGTCTATCCTTTAATGCCTTTGTCCTTTGTTCCTTATATTTTCTTAACCCCTCAACATCGGTATTAAGAACCGCTTTGGTTCTTATATCCCTGACTAAATCACTTGTATTTTTAATTTCTACCGTATTTAGTTGACTCATTTTGAATCCTTATGATAGTGCAGGTAACGCAATGATGCGCAAATCTTTAATTCTTGGTACCTTTGTAGTATCTTTTGTTGACATAACAATTTTAATAGAGAATTGTTTAAAGGTTGTAAATGAATCGTATTGAACACGATCATCAGCAATATTATTTGAACCTGGAGCATACACAAAATCCTTTAAATCACCTGGATTTTGTGAAACATTATTATACCCCTTAATAATGGTCATTAGACTCCAAGTTCTATTATCAAAATTCTGATCGGGGTCATCAGATGATAGAATCTTATAGTACACATAAATGTTTGCTTCAGATGGTTTGTACGCAGTAAAGAAGATGCGGAAATCTCCAGCATCCATACCATCGGCAAGTGTGACTTTTCGAGTAATATAACGAGCAATAGCAGGACCACCTGAAGCCTGATCTTCACCAGCAACATGGATATTTGCAGTCAATGCATTGTTTCCAGATAATGTAATAGATGGTGTGAGGGTATATGAACTACCAGATGCATTAACCACTACATTGGATAGTACTCTATTGTTACTATCAATTTGTGTATTTGCAACATAAGCATTAGCACCACTTCCATTACCACCACTTATGGTCAATGTTAATCCAGAAGCATCGAACCAATTTGTACTAGAATTGATAACGGTCACTGATGAATTATCAAGACCAAGATTATTACAATAGTTTTGAATTGCAAGGACTGATAAACGATCCAAGTCAATAACAGGAGAAACATCTTTACTGTTTGAACCTAGGAATAATCTAAGTTTGAATGAATTTATATCACTGGTTGCAACTCTTCGACCCAAAGTATCATTGAAGAAGTTGTTTTCACCTAGTTCAACATTAACAAGTTCTTGTTTTACACCCGATTCAAGAGTGGTTGCAGCAGCAGCAACAATCTCTGTATTTGGTAGAACAAGATTTCCAGATGTCACATAATACAAATCCATAGGAACATTGCTAGTAGGTGCTGCGTTTGAATCCAATCTAAATTCGACATTTCCAACAACACTTGAATCAAATTGTGCTCGAATCAAACGGAAACACAAATCTTCTTCTTGAATTGGGTTCCATGTTGTAGAGTTTTGAGATTTGAATAATACACCAAGATATGGTTGTTCAGAAATAACACGATCCGTACCAATAATTTTACTTCCAATATGTGAAATATACACGGTGTACTTGACAGAATTTGCCATCAGGACAACACAGTACTCTGCGCCTTGTTGTAAGAATACTGGACCAGCAAAACGAACTTCTGTATATAAAGTTGCATCGTCCAGAGGATTAAGTCCTGCTGTATAGACCTCTGCCATCTTTTCTTCTGATACTATATTACAATCTTCTGGATTTATGATAACATCTGATCCAGGAATAACCTGAGAAGAATGTGGGAATCCATTGACCACTGGTCGCAATTGAACCTGTAGTGGGATAACTGGATCCTTACTCTTAATGAGTAAACGAACCGCAGTCATCATAACACCAGATGGATATGCAATAGGATCTACTCCAAATGTTTGTGCAAGAGGATCCCAGTATCCAATAAATCTAGATCCAACAACGGTGTCAGTAACTTTGGTTGTTACTATAGTTCTATTATCTTCAACATCTGAACGTTGAATAGTTGGAACGCGGGTAGAGATTAAGGTATTTTCCTTTGTCTCTAATAGACCCTGTGCAAAGTATTTAACTGATCCATTTGTCCCAGATCCCTGAACAACACCATCTATACTATCAGATAACAAGAATGGTCTTTCACCAGTTCTAAAACTTAGAGAACTGGATGATGGAATAATGAATATACCAGAAATTTCACCTCGTCTATCTGTTCTAAATGTACCAATAGAATATGAAGTATTGGTGCCCAGTGTTGTACTTACTGGGGTAAATCCAATATTTCGTGTGATGAAATTATATGAGGTAATAGTTGATGATTGTCCAGCACCAGGACCAGATGTGAAATAAATCTTTTGACCAACATAACTGGTGTTTGATACTGATGTATTTGAGTTTGCAGCATCGTGTTGCAAGATGATACTGTTTGTGTTTGGATTGGTAACAAATCCAGAATTATGATAATAACCAGAAATACGAGAATTTGATCCAGATGTTTCACCAATCAAAAAAGTTGAATTGGTGCTATGGACAACATATGAATTTGCAACATTGCTATCATCACCACCCTGAACACTAACAACTGTTACATTGCTATATCCATCTTCATTTCTACTAAACACAACTTGTGCAAATGCTGTATTTGTGCCACGAGCAGGATCAAATACACGAACAATTTCAGAATTCTGATAATCATCTTTATACTTTATTGTTGGATTATCTACCTTAATAACAGCAGGTCTGTTACAGTAGGCTGTCACAGGTGTATCATCAAAGAATGCATACAAATCAGTATTACCCAAGAATCCCTTACCTGCAAAGAGAACTCCACGTGAACGAATGGTTGGAACCACTGATACATCAACAACTTTATTACCAATAGAGCGGGTGATAGTCTGTGGAACAAATGATGTTTTAACACCAGTACGAACTTGTCTTTGTGTAAGATCTGTAACCGTTCTATTGATAACAGGTGCAAACACATTAACAACATGTCCCAAAGGACCTAACCAACCTCTCCATTGTGGTTCAATTAGTTTTGAAGATTTATTGGTAATACCTGCCCAAGTGGTTTGCCAGGAATTCCATTTAGTACCAAATACATTTGGATTTGCTTGTTCCACGGCTTGGGTAACCGCAGCCCAAGCATCATTATCACCTTCTAGGTTGACATGAACATCAGGTGCTTGTTTGGTATCAACCCAAGTGTCAGAGGATGGATCAAGTTTAATATTACCAATGAATGCAACGGTATTGAATGGATTGACATTAACTGCCTGAGATGCAATAGACTGATCTAAGAATGTTAATTCTGTGAATGGAAGAACCACAAACCCACCAATTCTGGCATAATTTGTAGATCCTACATTGTTCAATTCCAAGAATAGAGAATCAATGTTAAATGATGGTCTGAGTTCCTGTTCTTGTTCATCGATAGCACATCGATAATCTTGATTTACAACATCCCCAACACCATGACCAGTAAATGAGTCAACAATAATACCATTCTTGAAACGGTTTGCACCAACATCATCAGTAATTTCCTGATTCTTTGCTGCTTGTTCGAGTAAATTTAAAGAGGTATAGTATTCTAAATTCTGGATACGTTGTTCCAAAGTTCCGATATCACGCATAGTGTATCGGCGATTATCAGTATATTGCTGTCTGATTTCTGTGGTGTTTGCAGTAAACGGAGGCAACATCACAGTATACAATGTCATAGAATTATCTTTATCTGCTGGTGGTACAGGTGTTAGTGAAGGAAGACCACGCAACACTTCAAATACTCTATCACGTGTCAAGACAACTTTATCTACACGAGCCAAGTAATATGAAAAATCTGTTTCAAAAGTTAATCCAGATACACCAAGGATGGCTTCATCATAGATACCAAGAAAATCACCATCTTGACGGCGAGGACGAAAATCGATTGAATCTCGCAATGAGTACACGGTTCCTGTTGTTGGTGATGTATATGAAGGAATATTTGCATAAGCAATATTTGCAGACAAATAGGAATCCACAGTCAAATACCCCAATCCAGAATGAGCAAGGTAGTCAACATATACAACCACATTTCCAGTTGGACCAGATTGACCTGGCTTCAATCGAATTGATGCATGGTCATACACATTATCTCTTTGTCCACTATCAAATGTGTATCGAGTGGTAATATCTGCTGCAATTGCAACGTTCCCATCGGTGATGGGGTTCTGTCCAACATCATACACCTTTCGTAGAGCAATGACATCAGATGTGAAAATTGATTGAGATTTTGTTGGATCTTTTAAGTTTAGCCATGCAGCGGAGTTAGCATAGAATGTTATCTGTGCTCCATTGGATCCTGCTGCTTGTGAATACCACTGAACTAACCCATTGTTAGCATCTGGAATTTGTACACCACCTGAGTTCAATCCACTTGCAATGTTTGCAATACGAGCAGTTTTGCTTCGTAGAATATTTCCCAATGAATGAGAGTATGGTAGTTTTACTTTTACATACACATCTGCAAGTGAAGCACTACCCATGTTTGGAACAGTAATGGTCCAGGTTGAAGTGTTTGATGTTGTTGTAATCTGAACACTATTTCCATTTGGGTTACCAGATGAGAAATTAATGACTTGATTATTAGCAATACTCGATCCAGTGTTACCACGAACAACAACCAACACATTATCAATTGCATCTGAACCAGAAACAGGAGCACCATTAATTGCAGAAACGATACCAGGTGATGAAGTAATTGAGGTAACATTTTGTGTGAATTGAACACCTGGAAATATTTTTCTTCCAAAATATTCAGTATTTGTGATGGGTGATCCACCGACAACATCTTGGGCTGAAATAAATGCGTAAGGTAATTCAAGAATTGCTTTATTGAATTGTGTATCCGTGAGAAATGCACCACGATAAGGATCAATGGAAACATCATATTTGCTACTATCAGAAACATCCATCTTTGTAGAGAACACATGTTGATTTGAAACTGTGTTCGCATAAACAATAGATTCTGCATCCTTTAATTCATAATCTAAACGATATTGTGTTTCTGCAGTTGGGATACCAAAAGTAAATGTGTCAATACCAGGTAAGGTAACTGTGTTTGTTGGACCATTATACGAACCCACCACATGAGTTTCATTAAGTGAGACACCAGCATGTTTTGTTATTGTAAATTTGATACCAACATATGCATTAGACACTGGTGAGAAGTTTGTGCCCAAACGCATAGTGTTTGCTGTGCCAGTAGCAGAGCAGTTTGCGATCAAACTTGCTCCAACATTAGCATCAATGGTATATGCCCTCCAAATAGCAGTGGAAATAGAGGATCCATTCGCACCACTCTGGTAATCCACAGCACGAATTCGGACGGTTCCGATTGCAGTATTGACGGCTGCTGCAGCATTTGAAACATTGATGCTTGCATGAGGAACACAATGAATTGTTCCAGACTGTAATGTTTTAAATGGGATAGGACCCACCATATTGGTTACTTCGATCCAATTTTGATAATCGATTGTTGTTGCATAATTAGTAACATTTGCAACACTGCGTGCTCTCTCAACTTTTAAGTATTGTGGAGCAATGGTTTCAAACTCATACCCTTGAATATACGCTTTACCAGGTTCAACAACAATATTGAATGCATTAGCATAAGTTTCGTGGGCATCAAATGCAATCTTGAATGGTCTAACGGTAAATGATCCTGATTGATCATTGGTTCTTCTAGCAAGGGTATCTTCCAAAACGGAGTAGATTGGATAGGTTACTTTCTTAATCAAATTACCATTTTGTACACGAAGTAATTCTATAAACTTAGTATCATCATCAGAATCTAACGCTCTTTTTGAGAGTGTTAATGTGATTTTTAGACGATCTGCACCAGGGGCTTGGTAATTGGTTGCGTTTAGTGCAGGGTCAAGTAAAGAAGAATCATTGATTGTTGTAACGATAGACTCTTCCTTTTGGAGACCAATTCTGTAAGTTGGTGTAGTCCCATATGCATCAAGGATAATAGTTTGAGGAGCATTTTGGACAAAGAATCCATCAATGAAGAATACCCCAGTATCGATACTGCAAATAGAAGAATTTCCAATAATAGTATTGCTTGTAACACCAGTTAGTCCACTTAAACTTGTAATAATTTTAACAGAAGAAGTTCCATCTTCTGTTGATATGGCATTAGCGGATGCTATATTGAATGTTTGACCTGATGCATACTTGATAACAAGGGTAACTGGGGTTGTGAGAGTTGCTTCTTGTGCAGCAATGACGTAGGCACGAACCCCCGCACCATCACCATCAACAACAAATTTACCAATATAATCATTTACATCGACTGCATTTCCGTTGATATCGTTGGTTTGAACACAGACATATTTTGTTTTGGAAGTTTCCAACATTGTCTGTCCACCAGTAACGATGGAGCCGTTTTTGAAAATGTTGTTTCCAAATTTGCTAACCTGATCTTGAAGGATGCTTTGTGATGTAGTCAATTCTCTGGCTTGAACAGGGAAACTTGGACGAAAGAGAACTTTGTGAAAGTTCTTTTCAGAATTAAAATCATCAAAATATGGGCTCTGTGATGTATCAATAGCCATGAAATATCCTTATTGGGTGATAAAAGTATTTATACCATTTTATTAGAAGGTTAGAACGATTTTAACCCACTCTGCCTGACCTGATGTTCTAATGACTGGGGATCGATTTTCTGTATATACTAGGTCCCCCGTTTCCACTTCAAAGTCTGGATTCTTGTATGCAACAACTGTTCGTGAAATTCCAGAATTTGCACCAATTAAAAGATTTCCTGGAATTGGTGTTCCACGTCTATTCACACATTCTATTGAATTACTTGTGATATCTAATACATTCGCAGAAAAAGTTGAATTTGATAGTGAAACCCCCTGATAAACTACTTCATCCTTTGTGTATGATGGTCCAGAAGTTAAGATAATTTGGGTTGACATCGTAACTGCAATGGACGCATTTGAATACGATATAGGTGTTGTTTCACCATATTTATGGGGTCTTAGAAGCAGTCCGATCTGCCTAAAATCATTATTTGCACTTATAGTATCCCCTTCGGTTGAATCTGTTTCACCAATTTTAACAGATATCATAACCGCATTTGCACCCAGTTCTCTTGCGGGATTAAACCCATGTCCACCATAGGGTGACAATATCATACGAACATTTGCACCAGTGCCAGAACCAGTTATAACTGTTCTAGCATTTTGTCTGACATATCCAACCCCTCTATTTGTCATGGTTATGGAAGAAACATTTCCGCTTGGATGGACATTGATTGACGCATTTCCTAATAAACCAGAACCAATAATAGAAATTGTAGTGTTTGTATTTGAGTAACCAGAACCACCAGAGACAAGCAACAATCTTGAAATTGCACCTGCTACCAAGTTATTAGCAAATCCAAAATATGATTCTGATTGTGAGATTGGTGCAGGAATCCAAGAAGAAGTCAAAAATTTGCTACTAGTTGGAACTTTATACATATACTTCCATGTATACCCATCACCAGGACTTGTAAATCCATTTGCTGTGGTGTAATTGTTTGCAGGTTCTATTGTTGATAATGATCCATTAGCATTATCTATACACTTATAAACATTCCCACCAGAAGCATAGACGTACATGGAATTTGAGGATGAGAATAAAACATTGCTGGTATCATCATATTGTGTGTACACTACATTAGCAGTCCAGTTGACACGAGGAATGACAGGAAATACATCATTTCCAGTTATCTTTTTCCCACCGATAAAATTATTAAATGTATCAAACAAGGTAGATTCTGTATCATAGATAGCAACTGCATTATCACCATTCGCCCATGCGGTGGGTCTGCCAATCATAATATACCCCACCATAGCGTCATTTGCGCTGGTGACGAAGGTATCATAGAAAATGAATGCTCTTTCAAATCCTAATCTGCGTGATGTTGATGAAAAATTTGGCATAATGTTCCTTCCAGATCCATCTGTTTATTTATGATGAAGTCTGGTACGTGTTAGCGATATTGACAGAGGTAATGTCTGAAACAACTATTTGTGAATCTATTAGATATTCTGCCCTAAGACTCAACCCCAGAGGATGAACCAGTTCTTTCAATACTTCTTTATATTTAACGAGTTCTGTTTGTGATTGTATTACATATGAGAAATTGCTATAATATCCTTCGCTCTGTAATCTTTGGTCTGAACTCAAAAATCCTTCAGTTGACTGGAACCTTCCTGGTGTCATGAATAAGTTACTAATCATTACAGCAACCGCTTTTGCTTTTCCGTTACCCTTTGTACTCAAATCAATTATAGGAGTAGATTGGTATCCATAACCTGGATTAGTAACCTTAATTGATCGTATTTTTCCAACGGGTTCTTGAGTTTGTGAATTTAATTCAAACTGTGCACCACCAGACAATACGAGTTCTGCCGCAACCTGAGCACCAGAAGCGAAAGGGTTAGTAGAAATTACATGTCCTATTGGTAGAGCATCTTGTCTATAATTCATCCCACCGACAAAATATCTTCCATAGACCCCAAGTTTTCGTGAAGTTGAATTCCTAGTGAACGCCGTATTCACTACAAGATGATTGTTATTTGAAATGGTAGTGATATAACTTGATTCACTATTAATTTCAATCCTATCCCCGATAAACAATTCAGTGGTGAATGAGGTATTAGTTCCAAAAACTTGAGTGTTAGATATAGAAGTATTAACTGTAACTGTTCCATTGACACGTGAGGGTCTAAACTCAACCGTTTTTATACCAGAGTTTGCGACATGAAGACTAGTAACCTCTGCTGCAGCACCTATACCTATTCCAATTCCTGGTATATTCTCAAATGAGACTTCATCACCGACAGAATAATTAACACCACCATCTACAACATTCATTTTTCCCAAAATACCAAACCAAGATAAAGATACATTTGCTGTGGCTATATTTCCGTTTGCAGTTGTTCCGGTTAAATAAACGATAGGAGCATCAACTGTAAGTGTTGGTGGTGTGGTGAATACAGATGTGCTGGTAAGTATTGTGACTTCTTTAATTGGTCCAACCCTTTCAGTGGGGGACTTTCCTAATAGAAAATCAGTAAATGCTGAACTCATTATAGTGTTAACGTTTTCGGAAAGACCAGGTGTAAAATAATAATTTGGGTCAGAAATAACTGTGTTTGCCCACAAAGATAATACATCTTGATTAATAAAATATGAATTAGGGTGGACATTCCCAGATGCATCAACCGATAATATTGCAGCATTTAATCCGGTGTTTGGAGATGATGTGATGTATGTGAGTTGACCTGCTTGATATCCAACTCCCCCCTTAACAACTTTAATATTAGAAATCAAATCGGTAAATATTTCATCGACAATTGCAGTTGCAGAATTTTGTGGAAATCCACCAGTGATCGTTACAATGTCTCCAACATTATATGATTGTCCACCATTTGTAATATTAATGTATGACAAGTATGATATCAATTTTGCATAGATGTTTATTGATAATCCATTGGGTACGTCATATGTCCATTTACCCTTTATAACTTCTGATTGGGAAAATTCCCCCAATGGATTACTGACCAACAAATCCAATTGTGGTGAACCATCCTGAACTATTTGTTGTAAGGTTTCAGAAACAACTGATGCTCCAGAAGATTGACCGATAAACCTTACAATAATTTGTCTAGTTTGAAATAAGTCAATTAGGTCCACACCGCTGTAGGTGATTTTAATTTGTGCATTAGATGTGGGTGGTGTGTCAAATATAATATATGGATCATTTGGAGAATGTCGATATCCAGAAGATTGTAAAACATCATTGACATATACCGTAGCAGTCGCTCCACGAGAATGATCCAATGCTCTATATCTGGTTTCCACACCATTGGACGTTTCTAGTGTCCACATAGTTGTGTCCAATCTTAAAGATGCAGAATTTGCCCAACCACTGGTTGATGCTCTAAGAACACTAGTGTGTGGATAAAATACTTCAATGTCTTGACCATAAAGTAACCTGAATAGAAGTTTTACTGATTTTTCTGTGCCCTTTGTTCTATACAACTCTTTTGCATGCTGAATAAAAAACTCTGGGTTTGATAATTGTTCTTCTGGAAACAGAGGAAGAAATTGTTTCGTAAAGTGTGATATAAAATTATCTAGACTTGCATCCATATCAATGGCATCTGGAAGACTTTTACTGAGATTCATGACTTGACCAGTAGAGTCCATCCATTCATAATATGATTCCACGAATGCCACAAAGGTATCGTAATTATTTCTCACAAATTCTGGAAGTTGTTGTCTAATTAAAAGAGATACTGTATTTGCCATTATTTGACCACAACATCAATTGAAATTGCCGTCGCATCATCTGAATCTAATAACAATAATTGGTTTCTTTGTGTTTCAATGATTGAAGAATCTGGTTGAACATCAATTCTGATATCAGCAGAATCATTAATAGTTTCTACCACAGTTAAGTTATTGATTACTAATTCACCTATTTGATAATTGATCGTTCCAATTTCTGGAGTTATATCTACTTTTTCTGAATTACTATTATAATAGAATAATCTTAAGGAACCAAATTTAGATTGAACGATTGCAGATGCACTTGCTTCAGAACCATCACCAGTAATAGTTACAAGAGCCGAAGTGTATCCACTACCCCTCTTGATCACATTAATTGTTTCAACCCGTCCATTTACAATAGTTGCTGTAGCGGTCGCACCAGAACCATCACCAGTGATTGTGACATTTGGTGCTTTGGTATAATTAAAACCTGGATTGGTAATAGTGATAGAATCTATTCCAGTTGACGAATTAAACACCTCTTCTATGTATGCGGTTCTCAAAACATTCGTTGTATCTCTTGCCATGAAGGCAGTGGATTTCAATGCATGTTGGATTGGTGCGTGACGAAGTGCTGTACCAAAATTAATTTCATATGTCGTAGATTTGCCCAGAATAGGAGTGAATCGTTTTTCTAATCTCACAGTTGTTTCTGATCCAATAATAGCAGGAAGAGAATCATCAACTTGTCTTCCAAATTTTGAAATAACAAAACTTGCACCAAATTGATTAAATGTTTCGTTAGCATAATCAATGATAGCATCTCGAACAAGAGATGCTACTTGAGTAGAACTAAACAACGTTTCTTTTCCATCAACCTCAACCTTGGTCTCAAATTTCAAGTAAACATAATCTGGATCCACTAGGACAGGAGTTATGGTCAAAACCGCAAGTGGTGTCAAGATATCAGATACAATTCTACTTTTTTCCGCATCATTTAAAACAACACCATCTTTTGGAGATATGGATACAAATACTTTTCCATAGACAGGAGGAATATTATCTTCACCACCCCACACAAACACACTTTGGATATTTGGGTATTTTGATTTCAATAGAACTTCATAATCATTGTGTGTTACTGCACGTTCTTGTGATGTATATGCAATAGGTGCATTTTTCCTAATAGATTCATCAGTTTCTCTTTCGGATCCACCAGAAGCAGAAGATACTGGGGACACTGACACGTTTGAAAACCCACCGATTGAACCAACTGCGAAAGAATTTGCTTTATTCGCACCTTCACCAGAAGTTGTGAGATAGGTTGCGATAACAATATTTCCATTTGATAGTGATTTTGATATTTTACCATCCCCAAATGTCAATCGATACTTATTATCTGGAGCGGGACTGAGGAAATAGACTGTACTATTTGATGTTAATGATGTGATATCTTTTGATAAAGTATAAACTTCAGATGCAGTATTTAATGTTGATGGTTGCACAGTAACTAGTAAAGTACTAGTGTCCACATCATCATTTGGTATGTCGAATTGAGAAGATGGATTTGTTACGGCATCATATGTAAATGTTGCAATCTGTGGTGTACCAGACTTGATCTCTAGGTTGTTAAATGTAAATGTACCATTCTCTTTATATACAGTTTGTGCACCATTATTCACAAAGGTATAATTAACCCCATCAATCGCTTCTGATTGAAATTGTGTAAAACGTTCAAGTGTCAAAACTGATTGTGTATTTCCACCAGGAGGGGTAACAGTAACATTCACAATTGCAGTTGGTGATCTCCTAGAGACAGGAAGATAATTTAATGCCTTGGCATGAGACAACAAAGAATTTCTAATTTGTGCACTATCAATAAACAATTCATTTGCCATCATATTGTAATAAAATGAATTATAGTAAGTGTTATACGCTAACAAATTGATAAGTATGGATAACGCAGATCCCTCAAAATTGTAATCAAGGAAGGTTTGTTGAGATTGTAGGTATGCCTTGAGATTGTTTTTAATTGTCTCAAAATCTAATTCCGTGATAATTAATTTCTCTGCCATGTTATCTCACCTTCTCTAGCACAAAGTTAACTGTGAATGGATTTGGAAATGTGTCAACAAATACTCTCAGAGTTACATCATATCGATTTTCATCTTCATTTGGGGTTACAATCAAAGATTGTACTTTTGCTCTGGGTTCAAAATTATCTATGGTTTCTTTTATAAATCGAGAAATGTCACGAGCGGTAAAATCTGATACATTTTCAAAGAGCAATTTTCTTACATTTGACCCAATCTCTGGATGAAAAGGAACTTCATGGTGATTAAGTTGTAAGAGATTTACTATGGATCGAACAACCGAATCTTCATTTCTCTTTAAAACAAGATCCTTCCTAACAGGATGAATTGTGAAATCGAGGGTAAAGTCTTGATAGATCGTAGTATTCGCCATAATAAAGTATTTATGCCGTCCTATTGGCAAGAACGTTCAGAAACCCACCTGGATTTGTGTTGCTTATTGTATCAAAAATAAAATGTGCACAAGGATTCTCATTCATAGACTCTAGTGCTAATCCTAGTGCTGCAGATTGGAGTTGATTTACACAATTGTTGAGGAATTGTGAATCTTTATCCATGATCCCCCTGATTGCATTTGAGATAAGAGCAATTTGATCAGCGATATCTGCCAATGTAGCAGCCCCTCGTTCAATCTTGTTTAAGAGATTAGCCACATCATTAGTATAAGATTTAAAAGTATCCTGTGAAAATAACCCAGTTGCTCCACCAAGAACCGCCAAGCATTCTGATCCTGCACCCAATATGGACATCATATTTTGCATCTGGAGACCAATAGACAATATTTGGGATAGACCTGGTTGTTGAATTCCTTGACTCTTTAGAATTCCAGATAATCTGCCAGTATGCATTAAAAAATTACCCATTGATGTTCTAACATCTTGAAAAGGGTCTGTTGAAATAAATGTTGATGCATCCGATGCAGTGAAATTTGGATTGGTGAGTGATCCATTAGAAACATCGGTGATATAAGTTTCCAATCTACTAATAGAGTCACTAAGAAAATTAGTGTCTCTTACCATTGGGTTGGCAAAAAGTGTACCTGGATTAGTGGTCATTTTATCCAAGAGAGATTGGGTAGTATCTGAGAATCCCTCTGATACAGAAGGAAGTTTTGGTATCTCAAGACCAGAGGGTATGTGTGAAAAATCTAAATTAAACGCCATAGTTACCCCGCAAAAACAGTTACAGAACCAGTCATTACAATAGATGAACAGTCTATTTGGTCAGTTTGTCTAACAAGCGGAACACCATTACAAAATACAGTTGCAGAACCCCCAACACTCACCCCAGAATGAACTTTTATCAAATTGGTGTGTGGTGCCCATTGATCGGTAACCCTAACTGCAGGAAATCCATTAACAAATACATTGGGTGACCCTGTAATAGCGGGGCGTGGAGGATAGTAAGTGGGCCCTTCTGGATGTCCACTACAAACATCTATTCCCATTCGACATACACCTAATGGTACACCACCTGCCATGGGTTATTCCTCCGAAAACGAACCAGCAGTCACAACGACAATTGGTTGTGCTGGTGGAATGACTGATGTTGATGGTCCATTCAAATTTAATGTTAATCCAGTAATATTCATTGGTCCTGTTGCAACATGTGACTGTGTAGCCGCTTGGGTCTTAATTCCTGTAGTTCCATTTAAGACAATTTCTTTCCCTGCTTCAATATTTACACTTCCCCCGGCTTTCAAATTCAAATTACCACCAGAGGTAATACTTATATCCCCCTTTACATATACATGCTTGTCAGATAACACAATCTCATATGCACTAGAATGAATACGAGTAACCTTTTTTCCATCTGGGTGGATTTCTTCAAATGTCCCAGATCGATGATAAATATGAATTCTCTCAGAACCAGGGGTATCGTCAAATTCTAAAATGTGACCAGATTCAGTTTCCATAACTCTGTTATAGGGATATACTGCACTATACGAAGTTTGTGGTTCGCTCCAGGTTCCACCACCTGCCTTTGGAACACCTTTTGTCACACTTGTTTTTTTTAGTTGTATTGGAGTGTTGGTAATTTTTTCATTTCTTGCTAACCTAGAAAGGGTAGATTCGTTCAATCGTTTGGGGTTCCTTTTTCCATTTCCATTTTTAATTGAAACAGATCCACCAACCACAGTAACGGATTCTGGACTTTTTGGTGATTGAGACAATTGTGATGGTGTTCTTGGATCTGCAAACCCTTCAGATTGCCCCCTCTTCTCAGTAGGAATTCCAGGAACTAACCCCATTACAATTGGAACTTGACTATCAGAACCATCCAAATAAAACCCAACAACATAATCTCCTTCTTTTAAGACTGGGGAAGATGACCCATCTACAGGGATCATGGGTTGAGCCCAAGGTAAATGATCAGTTGGAAGATCTGCTTTATTTGGGGTGTGGGCACCAACAATACGAACACGACAACGACCAACTTTCTTGGGGTCATTCCTATCTTCAACAACACCAACCCACCACACAAACTGTGTTCCAATATTAGGGAATGGTTGATTCATTATAATTCTCTCACTTTATTAACTGCTTGATTTGTACCAACGGGAGACGGCATCCCCACCTTAACAGAATCCTTACTCAATTCAATCGTACAGGTATATTTCGTTCTATCTATTTTATGATTGATCGCAGTAATTAAATAATTACCACTATAGACATCATCTATTGGTTTTTCATCTTTTGAGGTAATAGCACCAGAAGGAAGATTTACAGTCACCACCTGACCAACCCTCATGTACATATTACCTGGAATTTCTATCTTCAACTGAAAATTGTGCAATCCAGACAAATAAGAATTTCTTTGTATCATCCAGGTATCAGGTTTTAGAAAACTTGCTGCAACTCGAAAAAATGCATCATGGTGTTCCGTCACAGGAAGTTTTGTTCTATCCTGACCCATATGAATATAATTATATGGGTTAGTGTGTTTTGTTTGTGCAAACAACGATGCAGCATTTACAGAACTAACAGAGATTTTTTGTGATAACAAATCAATCATGGTCAATTTTCCAGAGTATGCCCCTGTTCCAAATGAACGGATCATATCGGGACTACTGACTAACTCAAAAGTATATGCCCCTTCATATCTTAACTCAGTATCAGATTTTTCATTTTTCTCACCATGAAAATTCATAGGACCAAAGTTAATAGACTGTAGAGGCTCCTGCTGCGAAAGCAATTCAATAGAAGAAAAGTGATAGCCTTCGGAGTCTTCAAAAAACACAAATGAACATCCAGGAGCCTGAGCAGTTCTCGCCATTCTAGACAACCAATTAATTGTATAGAATGGAGTCCAATAAGGAATAACTACATCAAAATTCCCCTGTGTTTCTGTAATTGCAGTTGATGGAAACTTTTTAGAATCGATTTTTAAAAACGTAGAACACACATCCTTAATGATGCTGGAGACGGTTTGCCCTTTATATGATTTTGAAATTTTTTGAGATTCACTGAGAATTGCTTCCTCAGAGCAAAAATGGAGAATGTAACTTTCAGATCCACTTGATAGTTTTTTTCTATCTGTTATTTTATAAACCCTAAAAACTTTATCCAATTTCCATGGACTTGATGGTTTAGAAACAGTCACTACCAAAAATTCCATACCGATTATGGGTAGGATGTTTATTAGATTTTGTGTGTCATTGATTAAGATAGCACCACTCATTGTGTTACCGAACAAATCTTCAGATAAATTTAATTCATAGACGATTTGTCTGATATCAACAGGTGTTCCAGATGTACCAATTAATACCAATTGATCAAGACTAAAATCTGTTGCTTTGTCAATTCCATCTGCTGAAGGTGCCATAGTTAAATTGCCATAATTCTTTCAAGTTCGGAAACAACTTGTGGAATATAATCTGATTTCAACAATTGAATTGTTCTCTTTGATTCATTGTGTTCTATCTCATATGTATACGAATCCACAGATGATCGAGTTGTGGTGAGAGTGACAGTTCTTCCATTCTGGAAGGTGTAGACCACAGGAACTAATGATGTCAATGAATCATATTTTGTTTTATCAATAATACTGGTCTCTGAACTAGTATACCCAGTGGAATCTGCCTTTGTAATAGTCATGGTATAATGATGTGGAGTTGCTTGTGCAACGGCAATTGATCCATATTTTTCATTTATGAAAGAAACTAGATCTTCATATTTCTTTGGCCAATCTAAGAGAGGATCAAGAATATTATTCAGAAGTGTGACCACCCAATGATAGTGGGAAGATCCATAATAGGTGTCCGCAATGATTTCTGGGGTGTCTCCATCTAAAATAACATATTCATGAAATAACTCTTTATTTTTAAGAATATTCCTAATTGGTGCTGCTCTATGAAATAGATCGGTTGCGTACTCCACTTCACCAGGAGCAACCTTTGGATTTAGAGTATACCCAAATAGAGGGAAATTGGTAAAATATTCTGCCGGCATTAGTAGCCCTCTTCTTGTATGAGATCTTTAGTAATGTATTCAAGTTCTCTAAACTGCAATGTTAAACGAGCATGAACTGGTGAACCATCTGGATAAAATGCCGATCCAGTTGGACCATAATCAACTGTGACATTCTCTAGAACACATGTGGAAATTTTACCCATAGAATTGACTGAAAATTCAATGTCAAAATCTGATGGTGGGACGAAATAACGACCAAATGCACCACCATTACTAAGAATTTCTGGTGCGGAATGGAACTTAAAAGTCTTAATAATTTCTTGAACACTTCTTCCTTCGGACGGACTTCTTGGTGCAAATGCAAATTCAAAATTAAATCTTCTGAGTTCTGGTGTTTCATAAATCACATCTATTTGTGGATTTAGAGCCAATCCAACAGCAGCAAGACCTTGTTGTGCATCTCCTAGAACCGTACCTAGTCCAAATTCACCCGCAATACCTCTTTTTTCATTCGAGGTAATGTTTGCAAGACCACCTTCCAATCCACCCTCCATCACAGATTTAATAAGTGAGGTTCCACCTGCAAGTAACCCCGCTGCTTTACCCAAAGGATGACCAGATAAACTAACATCTCGATATTGATTCTGATAAGACCATGATAATGTATCCGGCATATACAATCTTATTGCAGTTTTCGTTCTTGATGTTTTTCTACCAAATCCAATATTGGTACCCTTAAAATTTTTCTGAAGACCTGGACGACCTTGTTGATGAATAGCCACTGTGGATTGAATGGGTTGATTTTTACCATTTACTGCAACAACAGATTTACCCTTGCTATCTTTTTTGAATTTTGATAGATCTTGAATGTTAATAAAAAATGTGATGTAATATGGGTGTCTGGTCTCTTCACCTAGATTAGAAGGGTATTTAATGTAGTTATATTTGTAATTTCTCTGTGATTTTCTTTTTAATGCACCTTGCTCAGGAGTATCTGGTGTAATGGTTTCTTGAATTGAGCCAATAAGTTTTTTACTTTGTCTATCTGCAAAGTCAACCGCGCCTGTCACGGCTTCCCCTATCTTACCAAAAATTCCATTTTGATCGTCTGCCATAAATACCTCCGATGTCTATATTTATGATGCAAATTGGAGGGTTATGTCCAGAGAATATACCAAAGGTAGGTTCGTTCCCAGATATCCAGAAAAATATGCTGGTGACGTGAACAACATCATTTATAGATCTGGATGGGAACTTCAACTTATGACCAGATTGGACATAACCCCCTCGGTAATTTTGTGGAATAGTGAGGGTCTTGCAATCCCATATCTCTCGCCAGTTGATGGAAAACGACACCGTTATTTTCCAGATCTCTTAATAAAAGTTATGGGTAAAGATGGTAAACATAAGACATATTTGATCGAGATTAAACCGTATTCCCAAACACAATTGAGAACCCCCAAACGACAAACCAGAAAATTCATCACCGAAGTAGCAACCTTTGCAATAAACAAAGCAAAATGGCATGCAGCAGAAGAATTTTGTAAGGACCAGGGGTGGGAATTTAGAGTAATTACTGAGAAAGATCACCAATTTATCTAATAAATAGAATTATGGCAACAATTATAAAAAAGATAGAAAAGCAGTTAAATGAAGAGGGTCATGCCATCGGTGGGCGAAACGCTAAGAATTGGTTACTTCAGAAAATACAACAACTTAATGTACGAGGATCTGATAGAAGAAAAATAATCCAGGAGGGGATACAGAAAAACAAAGCAATTCTTGGTCGATTTTATTTCTTCTTTTATGATGCAAAATTAAAAGAAGAACTTCCTTACTGGGATAAGTTTCCACTAGTGGTACCAATACAACAATATCCAGATGGATTTCTTGGATTAAATCTTCATTACATTACACCAAGAGACCGTTTGATCTTATTACAACAACTAAAGAAATTTGCAACAGGTTCGTTGGGTGACGAAAAAACTCGGCTAAAACTATCATATCCCATATTAAAAGCAACTGCAAATGCATATAGAGCAACCCCATGTATCAAGAGATATCTAGCAAGTCACATTCAATCAAGAGTGATTGAGGTGCCTGCAGATGAGTGGCAAATTGCTGCGGCACTTCCCTTACAACAATTTAAGAGTATGACCCAAAGCGTTTCAAATCAAAAAGTATGGAACGAGTCAGAGGAAAAATACTAACATGGCTGGTTTATATCACGAATTCCTTGCTCATTTAAAGAACACAGGTGTTTCAAAAACATCTCACTTCCAAGTACTGATTCCAGTTGATCCAGTATTAATCAATGATAAAACAACATTTGATTTTGGGAGAGTCCTTGCATTTCGATGTGAAGCAACTGATCTCCCTGGAAGACAACTTGTCACACAGGATAATAGAATTTACGGACCAATCTACAAGACCCCCTACCAATCACTCTATCAGGAAGTGACTTTAAATTTCTTAGAAACTCAAGATATGAACATCAGAAAATATTTTGAATTGTGGATAGATTTTATATTTGAGTCCGCATCGAATAGATTAGCATATCCCAATATGTACAGAAAAGATATTTCCATTACTCAATATGATATATCCCCTAAACAACAAGATACAGAAATACAAAAAACAATAACTAGACCTAGTAGTTCGGACACACTTGCTCCGATATTAACATGGAATTTAATTTCATCATTTCCGACTGCAATTAACCAAATGCCGGTAAGTTGGACTGAAGATGGGTTCCATAGGGTATCTGTAACCATGGCATATGAATACTACTTATTATCAGAACCATCACAACCAAAGAAACAAACTAAACCAGAGGGGTCAACAACAAAGAGAAAAACTGGATCTGCAAATTAACAATGAAAGGTGAATGATTATGTCTCTACCTAAATTGACTGTGCCATTTTATGACTTGGTGTGTCCATCAGGACAAAAGGTGTCGTTTAGACCATTTTTAGTCAAAGAAGAAAAATTACTACTAATTGCATTAGAGTCAAAAGATGCAGATACTATTTTTAAAACTGTTTTGCAAATACTACAGAACTGTGTGGGTGATGTATCAGGTATTAAGGTAGAAAAATTACCATTGTTTGATATTGAATTTCTATTCCTGAACCTTAGAGCAAGAAGCATTGGGGAGCAAGTTCAATTACGATACCAATGTAAAAACACCGTAGCAAATACAGAAACCGGCATAGAGTCTATTTGTGGTACCATTTCAGAATACCAAATTGATATTTTGAATATTAAACCGACCTTCGGTGCTGGGCATAATAAATACATTGAATTGACTGAAACAGTTGGGGTGACTTTAAAATATCCAACATTTCGTTCTTTCCAGAAGGTTGCTAGAAAAGATCTACCACCAGATGAAGCATTTGCATTTTTGTTAGAGTGTATAGAATCTATCAATGATGCAGATACCGTCACTATGGCATCCGATGTTCATCCCAAAGAACTAGAAGAATTCATTGATATGTTGACACACGAACAAATTAGTAAGATGGATAAATTCTTTAATACGATGCCGAAAATTGAAACTGTTGTTAAATTTGAATGTCCAAAATGTGGTGTAAAAGAAAACATTGAGGTTTCTGGGTTAGATGATTTTTTCGTATAACCCTGGCCCATGACAATTTGGCAAATTACTATACCACAACGTTTGCTTTGGTCCAGGATCATAAGTTCACAATAACAGAACTTGAAAGTCTATTACCATGGGAAAGATTGGTGTATTTAACATTGGTTAAGCAGCGGGTCGAAAAAGAAAACGCAAGAATTCAACAAGCAAATGCTCAGAGGAAAAGATAATGGAAGTACAACCAAAAATAGAATTGGGTAAAAAGACTCAAAAAGAAATATTAGATGCCCTCAAAAAAATTAAATCAGAAATCTCTGAAGCAAAAAAGAGACAGTCAACTGCTGCAGACGTTGCTGCAGACGTGTTAGCCTCTGGGGGTGGACCATTTGCCGCAGTAAAACAAGCATTATCATTTAAAGCAGAAAAAACTAAGAAGAGATTAAAGGATCGTTTTGATCCCCTCAACATCATCAATAAAGCAACAGGATCCAAACTTGCTACCGCTATTGCTGGTAGAGCAATGGGTAGATCGGAAGAATCAATTCGTTCTGCAGCAGGACTTACTCAAAAAGATAAAGGTCCACAGATACCTACCATCGCAGAACAACTAAAAGAAACTAAAGATGAAAGTAAAGTAACAAGAATAGAAAATGAAAAGATGATCAAATCTTTGGAGTTTATTGCAAAAACTCTTGCAGTTCTTACAAAAAAAGTATCGGACATATCAGATAAACTTGGGGCCACGAAAAAATTTCGTGTAGAAGAGGGTGATCGATATCGTGATTTGGTCACTGGTAAATTTGCAAGTAAAGATATGGTAGAAAACGAAAAAGAACAAGCAGATTTTCTCAAAAAAATTTGGATGGAAATGAAGCAGCAAACTCTTCTGACAGAGAAATTTAGAGATGAACAGAGGGATCGCGCATCCGCAGAATTATATAAAAAGGAATTTGGAAACAGAAAAGCGGCTATAGTGAAAGATACTGTTCCACAAGTTCAGCAAGAAAAAGAAGGTGGAATAGGAAGTTGGTTGTCTACCATTGCTAAATTCATTGGACCTGCACTTCTACCATTAGCAGCAGCAATTGCCCCCGTTGTCGCTGCATTTGGATTGTTGGGTGCTGCAACAAAGATGGTCTATGACAAATGGGATGATTTTAAATTGTCATTCTCTCTTTTAAAAGATTCCATGATGGATTTTTATGATACAATGATATCGACTGTTGGGAAAATTAAAGATTGGATAGTTGATACCTTAACTGCAGGTGGTGATTTAATTATCGATGCTGGAAGATCTGTTGTTAAGGGAGTAAAGGGTCTTTTGGGATTTAAACAAACACCAGAAGAAGAGAGAGCAGAATTAGAAAAAGAAGCAGCATCAGGAAGTGGATATGCACAACGAAAACTTGCAAAAGAGGTTGCTCCACAGGCAAAAGTTGAATCAGCAGCAGAAAAATTAACTCCAACAATCACTAATGATATAGAATCCTCATCACAAACTTCAGTCAATCAAAAATCAATTGACGATGGAACACTAAAACAAAAAGTAATTGATTCTTTATCTGGTGCTGCAGCACCATCTGGGTCTATGGAAGATAAAGCAGCAGTTGGGAAGGTGACCCAAGCGGTTGCAAAAGTTTATCGTGATACTTATAAAACAGAAGGTCCATTGCGTTCTGATCCACAATTTGAAAAAAGACTTCCTGGTGTAGTTGATGCAACATTAAAGTCTCTCTCTGAGGGTCTTAACAAATCCTCATTATCAGAAACATCATCCATACCAAAGGTATCTGAACTTCAACCAATTGCACCTAAAACAGGAGAAACATCATCCATACCAAAGGTATCTGAACTTCAACCAATTGCACCTAAAACAGGAGAAATGTTATCAAGTGCTGCAGATTTAAAAGCCGATGCATCAATGCAGACGATGACTCAACAAATAACTCCAATTATCAATAACATACGAAATAATAACGTGAATAACAATTCATTACAACAATCTTTACCTAACCCAAGAAGTTCAGAATCCTCTTTTATGAGGACAACAACTAGAGACTTTGCTACCTCATAATGAGTCAGAATTGACTTATACGCTTAGATTTAGAAATATCCTCTCCAAGATACACAAATGCCCGATCATCCCCTAGGGAGTCGGGCATTTGCATTAAACAACAGATTACTTATCTTCTGCTAGATTCTTGAAAAACGACATATCGGCATCATCATCGTCTACAGGAGTTCCTGTGGATTGATTTGGTGTAAGTGATTGTGATGGGACAGACTCCTCATCATCCAGATCAGGCATCGAACCTTGTGCCGACTCTGCAGTTGCAGACTGAGGAACTGTACCAATAACCTTTGCTCGACGCGATTCTAGTTGATCGTAAGTCTTGAAGTTCTTCTTGTCTAAAATCTCCTTTAACGAGTATTCCTGTTTCCAAAGTGATTCCATCTTTTCATCTGAATCCGCAATTGGTGACTGAGAAGAAAATTCACTCTTATCATAATTCCTATATCCCTCAACCTTACGAATCTTCAATTTAAAATTAGCACCATCCCACAAATCAAATGGACTGAATGCCTGTTCGTCTGGGAACTCAGGATGCATCTTTTCATATACCTTATCGAATATTTTCTTCCCAAACTTAAATAACTTTACCTTTCCATCATTTTCTGGTTTAGCAGGATCCGACACCACTAATACGTTTGCAATATAATGGAGTTTTCTCTTTCTTACACGAACAATTGTTTGATTGGCTTCGATGCCAGTATTCCAGAGAGTGTTATTCCCCTCACACACTGGGCACTTTCCTTCAATTGTTGTTGGACAATTATTGATGAACCATCCACCTGGACCTTCAAAACTATGAGAGAATAAACGAACCCAAGGGAGACCATCTTCTCCGTCCTGTGGTGGAGCAGGGAGAAACCGTAGAATAGCATGACCATTACCGGCTTTATCGACAGTGGGTTCCCAAAACCTTTCATCCTGCTTATTACTCTGTGATAGTTTTTGAATTTCTTGGGTGAGTTTTTCTACTGAACCACGTGAACGTTTGAGAGCACTGAAATTGTATGACATATAACCTCCGTATGATTAATATTAGTTTATCCACAAACCACATGATATGAACGTATATAGTCTTACACCAAATAGGTTCTGACACGAACAGAAAGGGATCGTTTATTAATATCCATGAATGGTAGATATCTAGTTAACCTCATTTTCCATGATGGAAAAATAATAGTATCTTGTATTTTTCCATTCCAAAATTCAAAACATTCCGTTAAAACATTTATTGCTATTAAAGTTTCTGGGTTGATTTCGTTTCTCATAGCATAACGAAGTATCCTAGGATATCCATCCTCTTTGTCTATTTGTAATGAGTCTTTTAAATCATTTAATGTTTTGATGCCAACCTTTTCCAAATCCTCAATTGTTACATATTCTATTGATTCTTTAATCTTCCTTCTATGCAAATATGCATCATGCATAGTTTCACTAGTTAATTCTCCAACCCACGCTTTCGGGTTTGTGAAAAAAACAGTAGCAACAAAGTATTCTAATTCTTCCTTTGTACCAAATTTCCTGGACAACTTCTGAAATGAGTACTTGTCTTTTCGATTCTCAAATGTCTCAACTTTACATTTATACGTTTTGTTATATTTAAAATAATCGTAACTATCTGATGTGAAGTGAAGTTTAATACCCTGGTATACTAAGAATGCATCATATCCAGTCATACTATAATGGCAACTTTGCCCCTCTCTTTGAATTACCCTTCAGGAGGTTTAATTCTTGAACTTCTAATTTCAGTTGTTCCTTTAATGCTTTTGTTAACAATGATGCTGCAACAACATGTTCCATTTGAGTCTCTTCACAATAATCAACAAGTGTCTCCCATAACCCACTTTTTGTTATATTTGCCCTCTTCTCAATCATATCACTGAATAAAGATATCTCACCCCTATTAGGCATTCTTGTCCATCCTTCCTATATCCTTCAACAGAGTAATAGTATTATTGTAATAGGTGTAATCATCTGGTGTCTCATCTATATCACCAGAATATCCAGGTGCAATAAATTCGGTTATGATCCCTAGAGATTTAGGTTGTATCGTATCCAAAAATACTATAAACGCTTCTCTGAAAGACCTTGCTTTCACCTTTAAGGAATTACCACCAGTGGAGACCTGAATTTCTATAGGATTTTTCAATATTCTTTGTCTCGGCATATCAGACCTTAGATGTTGCTTTCAAATACAACTTTTCAAATTCTTCATGTTCCATTTTTTCCTGATCAAAACTCTGCTTGTGGTGAACTTTTACTAACTTGGATACCATCTTGGTTGACAACCCCAATTCCTTCACGAGGGTCTTCTTAGACTCACGAACATAATCCTTTTCACCTTCTGCACGAGCCAGAGCATTAGATGTTTCTTTGAGAACTTCCATCAACTTTGTCCTCTGTTCTGTAGTCAAATTTTCAACATCAACTGGTTGTTTCACCTTCTTAGCCATAATAATAATCCTCCTAAGTTAAGTTTTGACGATCTGTATAAAATAAATGATTTCCTACTTTACCAATATAAACTTTTTCGGTCCTCCATTTTGGGTTTACATAATCAGCATGATAATATAACGCTCTGTGCATAGGTGTGCTTATCAATTCTCTTTGCCAGTAATTAGTTAATACCCTCTTTGCAATTTCTTTAGATTGTACCCACACATCTTGAATTGGTTTTCTCAATTCATCATCACACCAATATGAAAATTGGCATATTCTCTTTTCGTTGACTAGGTGGGATTGTCTGACAACACCACAGATAGTTTTGGGGTACTTCTTACTATAAACTCGGTTTGTGATAACTAATGCAACTGCTTCTTTACCAAGTTCCGATTGGTTTGCTGCTTCATAATAAATCGCCTGTGCTAAACATAATGTGTCTTGTTTTGATACTTGAAGTGGTGGGATAAATGGTCTCGATATATATCGAGAATATGATTCCATCGTTGCTTCGGATTCTTCCGTTATTGTTGGACACCATATCAAAGATGTCACCAAACACACAATAATCACTACTAATTTAGTGACGTAATGAATCATTATGAATACCCCACTTACTTGTTTTCATCATAAAAGGTATCAATGCATTTTTGCAAAATAGGTAGATACTCCTGCTTTTCTCTCACATATACTGTTGGATGAAGTTCGGTTTCAACTGCCATCAACACAACCAATCTATTAATTTTTACCCCAGTTCTCTCTTCAAACATTTCTGCATACGCTGCGGCTTGAACAAAATAATTTAGAATCCATTCTATTGGTTTTGGTTTTTCTGCAGTTTTAAAATCCAATATTGCAATGACACCATCCCATGATACTATAGCATCTGCTCTACCTGCGATCTTTAAACGATCAGAATACAATGCTTGTTCAATAGCATATACTATTTTAACGTGGGTGTCAAGTTTTCCTTGAATCTGTAGGAAAAGTTCCTTTGTGGTGGGCATCATTCCTGCTCTTTCCATAACAGAAAGACCAGACATCATATATTTTTCACATATTAGATGTACACCAGTACCTCTATTTGCTCCCCTCTTGGTCTTCTTGTCTGCCGCTTCATTACCCACACGTTTACGCCACGCAGTAATAGCATCCCTATTCAAAATTCTTGATATGGTAGAAACGGATGGGTATTTGTTACCTTGTGGGGTGATATATACCCTTCCCCCATCTTCACTGGTAATAGAGGGAAGGGTATAATCCAATCCTGGAACGGTGATTTTTTCAAATTTGGATTTCGTTTCCTGCATCTTTATATTCACTTTCACGAATAATAAAATCTTTCACGAGTGCATTTCTCACAATATCAGCATGACCAAATTCAATCTTAGCAAAACATTCCATATCTCCTATGATATTTAAGAAATGAAGGAGACCTTTTCTATCACTATATCGTTGCAAATCACTTTGTCTATAATCACCACTGAATATCAACCTAGAATTATCACCTACTCTTGTTATGACTGTCCTGAGTTCGTCATAATTTAAATTCTGCATTTCATCAACAACAATGATGGAATTCTTAAATGTGATACCTCTAAGATAGGAGGTTGTTGCAAATGTAATTTTCTTTCTTGCTTTCAATTCTTCATATGCAGTTATTTTTTCAAATAAGTCAGTGCATATTTCTCGATATGGTTCTTCATACACTGAAATTTTTTCTTTCAAAGTGCCAGGAAGATAACCAATTTCTCTAGTCGGTACAACCGATCTAATTATAATGACCTGCTCATAGGTGGAATCAATTGCAAGAACAGCATTTAATGCCATATGCATTGAGATGTAGGTCTTTCCCGTTCCAGCAACACCATGAAGAATAAGATTGTATCCTTTATGAAACTCCTTATATGCTTTATTTTGGTTAATGGTTATTGGTTTTACACTTTTACATGACAAAGGAGCAACTACAGCGGCTACTGGTTTGCGTCCCATGCTTTGCCTTTTCGTTAAGGTTAAATTTCTCTAGGTGTGGTATATCTTGACTCCCTACGTTTTCCAAAATAATGTTTTTCAATTGGTGCGATTACATGATTGATAAAGTCACTCGGTGGTTTGGTGACACCTAATGCAACAGGGTCACCGACATTCATTTGAAGGAAGGTTACTTCATAGTCTGGATTTTCTTTTAAAAAAATTTCCAGAGCAGCAATAGTCATAAATCGTTCTGTCACTTCACCTGTGGGTTTATGGAGGATGTCATAAGTTGGCATTACTTCACCTTTACAAAACCTGGTACATCAATAACTTGTTCATAATCCCGATTGTCAGATAAAAATTTTTGCAATTGTTCATAAGACATGAGGGGAAGCGATTGAGGTTCACCACCATCTTTTTTACGAACAGTATAATACGGCATAATCACTCCTTTTATTTAGACAATATCGATAGTTACAATAGGGTTTGTTGGTTTATAATCTAACGTACACGTTGATACATTGTAAAATTTTGTTTGGCAAGTATCCACCTGGTAGACACCATATCCTTCATGAATATGACCAAAAATGTGTATACGTGGATCTATTCTATCCACCACAGTTCTAAGAGTTTCATCCCCAACATTAGGATCTTCCCCAACATGTGGTTCACAAAGAAGGTCTCCAATAAATTTTGGGGGACCATGAGTAATCATGACATCAATAATGTTATAGTGTCCATTTATGCTGTTCCAGTACCTCTTCCCACGTTCCCCATATCTAGGATAATCATAACACCAATCTGATGGTTCTTGTATAGATGAAGTATATGGGGAACCAAAGAAAACAAGACCTTCAATCTCTACAAAATCATGGACTAAAAACATCGCGGGAGAGAATTCTTCTTTTGCCCACGATTCCTGCCCTTCACATGCCATGTCATGATTGCCAGGAACAATAATTTTATATTTGTGTGGAAGAGACTTTACCCACGATGCAAATTCGACAACATGCTTCTTCTTTGCTCGCATGGAAAAATCACCAGCATGAATAAACACATCACCATCTGGTACGGAAAGTTTTTTATGGTAACCGTGGGTATCTGATAGGGCAACAATTCGCATAATACTCCATTGTATGGTGGGGACGAATCCCCACCAACCAGTTACCCTTGATGAAAGGTCTCGGCTAACTGGATTTAATTTGAACTAACCATTAAATCTTCTGGTTTCAACTGCACTGGTGGGGGTTCTATAAGACCACGATTAATCGCATACACCTTCATCTCATCAACATTGATCAATGCAATACTTACAATATTTCTACCATTCTTTTTCCTATCAACTTGCGCCCCCATTTTCTTAAGATCCCAAAAATATGAAGGAAGTTTATACATGGGTAAAGTTGATCCCAATGTTTTTTGTATTTCATCAATGGTTACATGAGCACCATTTGCACTGATTAAGACGATAAGAATTTTTTCTGCTTGTCTTGGATTCTTTCCTTTTCCACGTCCCATGTAAAAACCCTTTCATAACTAATACGTGATTATATCAATAACATAATAAAAGTCAACATTACTTATTTGGATTTAGAGTTATTATTTTTTGTCTTTCTTAGAACACTCATGTTCTTCTGATCCTGAGCGACATCAAGAACGCTCAAACGAAAATTCAATGCAACCCCTTCCGGGCATTGCTTGATCTTTCCTCCCTTAGAAGTATATTCATCAACCAAAGACTTCAATTCCTGAGAAGAGATTCCTTGTGGTTCTAACAAATCACGATCACTCATAATCAATTTCCTCCCTCTCATCAGCAGATTGTTGTTGTTTCTTTTCTTGATATTTTCTATTCCCCTCACACCACGGACATCCACCATGATTCCTACAACTAGAATCAATAGACTTTGCTTTTCTATACGGTTTTCGTTTATCCTTACCAGATTTAATTGATTTGTCCAGACTCATGGCGTCTATTCCAATTATATCCAAATCCAATTTCGTTAGAGCCCAGTGTACATGAACATTCCGTACACTCAATAATACATGACTGTCTTCCTGTACCCTCTCGTACAACTACCGCTTCACCCCCACAAAAAGGGCAAGGTTTAAGAGTTATCAACATCTTTCTTATCCTTACCACGATATTCTTTTTGAACAGAAGATTTCTTTTCTGGTGTTAGTTTTGTGTATTCGGTATACGTCATATTCTTTTTGGATTCTAACCACGAACGAAATACTGCTTTGGTCCCAACATTTTTATTTTCCATAATAAAATACCCCCATTATTATAAGTAAATTACCACTGATCTTCCATGCCAATAGAACCCTCAACGATATCCTCTATATCCTGATCGATGGTATCCAGATCATCAAGAAGTTCTTCAAGAGAATCAATGTCACTTTCCTCAAGAATAAGTTCATCTTCACCCAAAATAGCACGTTTTTCTTTCTGTGTCATCATACCCCCCAATTAATTAATAAGATCATACTTTGCATGATTGATCATTTGTTTTGCACTATGTAGTAAGTAAGGATCTCCTTTTGTTAATACTTCAAGAAGTGCTTCTTTTTCTGGAATATATATTTTTGCAAATTTATTATCATATTTAATAATAGATGGGGTATTCGATAATAAGTCTGCAAGTTTTATGGTATGTACCTCACCTGGTGCTTTCGCTAAATTCTGTCTATCCAATTCCTTGCGAACACTTCTGTTTCCATCCTTTGGTTGACTTACATTGGTCAACCATACGACCATATCTGTAACTGTATTACCAAACTCAAATCTAAGAACCTCTTCACTCACATTGGTGTCTTCTAACACATCATGCAATAATGCTGCCGCAATCATTTCTTCTGTACAATAATTGGTTGATTTAACAATTTTAGCAACCTCTACGGGATGTACAATATATGGTTCAAACGTATACTTTCTCAATTGACCAACCGCACTATGAGCAGCAGTTGCAAACAATCTTGCACTTTCTACTAAATTAGTCATGAATCCCCCCCAGTTCCTTTATTTTTTCAACCGCATCTTCTCTTAATAGATATGGTCCATGCTCCGACCAATCCCCATCTCTATCCCAACCAAATACCATATACGAAACCCAATTGCAACATGGACACGGATCATTTTCTTGACCCTCTATCCAAAGATCTGGTAACTTTTTATCCACATTCTTCATAATTCAATATTAACATGGGGGTATCTGGATGTCAACTTCATAAGTCGTTGATTTATTTGAGAACTTTAACATGATAAATTTGAACTTTACTGTTTCCATCAAATTGTTCATTTTTAGAGATAATTTGAATATCGGCAAGGTAACAAAACCTATCAAATTCAGTTGAAAATGTGGGGTCATCTGCAAATATCACAAGTTCATCATCTTTTTGTAGGGTGTTCAAAGCCAATCTGGTTTTCACAATTGGTATTGGACATTTCAATCCTCTACAATTTACAGATATAGTTTTCATAGTATTGCTAGAGCCGCCCACTGTCAGCGGCTCCGTAATCCCTGATTACACATGGTAATAGGGGCAATTATCCCTGTAACAATGTTTTACCACCATCTAACTGTCTTGATTGCTCCTGTGTTGCCTGGACCCTTGCTCTACGTAAGGCACACAAATCAATATTCAACTGTGCAATCTGTCTTTCCACTTCGTGTATTCTTTGGTCTATGTCCCTAACATCCATCATTGGGGTCATCCTCCCACATGTCAAATCCATTGCATTCGTTTTTATTATCATTCCTTTTATGCTTAGTCTTCTTATGGCTATTTTTACGAAATTCCTCTTCTTTGTTACCATGACCAAACTTTGTCTTACGAGTGACAACTAACTCACTACTACCATGCATGATGGTACCTCCTAGAATTTAGTAAATAATTTATCTGCCAGTCTAAGTTTTACTGCTTCCTCCGCTGTCAGCCAGGCATCGGATGGGCGTAACAACTTTTTTTCTACAACACGCTTACTAATCCGGCAGTATGTAGTAAGCAAACTATTAATTCTGTTTCTACAGAATTCCAATTCTTTCATCCCTGCTTGAAGTTCATGCTCCTTACCCTCCATATCAGAATAAAATTGATGCATCATGATTCCAGCATGTCGAGCAAGATATCTATGACCTCGTTGACCACATGCAAGTATTAGTGCAGCAGCGGACATAACATTACCAATACCCACAGTTGCAACTGGATACTTTGATGCATGCATCACATCAATGAGGGCAAATGCATTATATAAATCACCACCACCAGAATTAATATACAGAGTTAATTGTCTTTTCTTTTCTTTTGGATCTACTTCCTTGACATTTTCTGCAATAATCCATTGAATTGCTTTTCCAATTGTTTCGTAATTTATTTCACCTTGTAAGTAATGTGAGTGGTTATTGATTAGTGCTGCTTGAATTGGGTCACAGTCATCACCACCCTCACTAATCATGAAAATTGGTTGGTTGTTGTGTTGAATGTCAACATCTTCTTTTTTATCTGGTTGGTTTGTGTTTGCCACGGATATGCTCCTTGGTAAAATTCTTGTGTAATTTGATTTCCTTTTAGGAACATTTCCTTATTTGCAGAAGAAGTCTCACCACCAACTCTATAATTGAGAGTATATGTTCCAGTGCACCCGAAATTTGGTGCAAACTTCTTCACTGCAGAAAAGAATTGTCTATCTGCTCCCCACTGACCATACCAATTGTGACCAACTTTCACAGCAAGAGACCTTGGAATAGCAAAACAACCAGTATCTATGTGATATGTTCCACTGTTACCAAATACTTGCCAGAGTCCCAAACTTTCACAATTATCTTGGCATACAAATGAACCGTCTATGTCCACAATATTTCTAAGAGTAAATGCCCATTGATGGGTATTTAGAGTCTTTAATAATGATTCAATATGGTTAGGTTCCACCCAATTATCTTCATCCAAATAACATAGGTAATCCTCGTTCACCAAAAAAGATGCTGCTGCATACACCCTATGACCATACCACCCTCTACCTACATTTTTTTGTAGAGAAATAAGTTTCTGTTGATCTGTGAAACCCACGGTTTTCAAAATATTTGTTATTTTGTCGAAATGTTCTTCTCCATCCATTACGATGTAATGAACACAATCTTGACCACGAACCGATTCAATACACTTGGCCAAGTATTTTGTTCCTATTGTTGGAGTGATTACAGCAAATGAAGGCATGATTACTGTCCTGTCACCTTTTGAAGATTTGTTTTTTGACCATCATCTTTCTTCTCTTCCATACTCCACGGCATAGTGGGAAACGCCTCTTTTACGAGATTGGCTGTCAAGTATTTCACTCCCAAATTTTTCTTTAAAAGACCCACCAACAACAAGGCTTCATCTTTATGAAGGGATGTTAGTAGAGCATAAAGAATTCGTGATTCTTTTTTAGGATCGAGTTTAGCAGTTCTTTTGGGGTGTCCCTGAATAAAAATATACAACCTACGAAGTTCATTATTTAATGATGTGATAGACAAACCAGCAGGATCAATCGATGGTGTAAAATCTGGAATAGCATGAATATCAAACTTGATAAGTGGATTAAATGCGTAATTCAAGAATTCCTTAAACCAAATGTTATCGTTTCCATACTTCCTCAATACTTCAAGTCGGGATTCTCTATTTTTCTTTTCATTAAACTCTGAAAATATTTCACTGAATAACATATTCGTATACTTTGCCATAGTTTCCTCCGTTAAAAATCCGTTGCAGATGAAGTCAATTCTTTCAATCCAGAAGCAACCAAATAATTGAAAAATTCCAATCGTGATGCTGGTTTGACACTCTCATACTGGCTCATGATACTTGTTGAAATATGTAATGGGATGTGTGATAGATCAATAAGTTGTTCATTTCGTCTATAATTCCTAAGCATTTCTGGTGTGGTGCAAAATTCCTCAGGTTTTTGTTGCAACCATTTAATTACGTTTGTTTCTCGTATTGGTTTTTGTCTTCCCCCACTTACAAATACATCGTCTGGTGACAGGATATTCGGAATACCATCACCACTATCACCACGAATAATATGTTGCTTCAAAGTCAAGTCTGGTGTTCTATCAATAATGGGATTCTTGGTAAATGGAGACCTCTGTTCAACGTTTGCATGTGATAGTTGTAATTGGATAAAATCTTTATCGCCCGACAATATCAGAACTGGTGCCCCCATTCGTTGATTAACTGTCAAACACCCAATTATGTCATCCGCTTCTGCTCCTGGAACAGATATTACTTTATAAGGAAGATATGTTTGGAATTCAGTCTTAAGAGTATCTATACAAGTAAAAATAGACTTCCAATCAAATTGAGAACTATCCCTTGATTTCTTTCTATTCGCCTTATAGTAGGGGAATTGTTCCTTTCTCCAATAGGTATCAGAGTCAAATGCAACTACTACTTCACCATATGCTAATTTACTCTTTTTTACATTTGCACGAATGGTATTTAATATCATATGCCGAACAAGTTCTAGTTCGGCTTTAGTGGTTTTTGACATCACCAAAAATTCAATAGTACAAGCATACGCAATTTGATTAAAATCTATCAATATCATATTGTTGCTCTCATAATAATGGTTTGAGAATTAATACGTCCAGTAACCCTTGAATCCTTTGTAGTCAATTCATTCAACAACCCCTTTAATGCACCATTACTTAGCGCAACAACTTTGGGTAGAACTAACTCCGGTTTTCTCAATTTTTTTGACTTGGATTTTTCCTCGCAATAATTTTCAATTGAACAACGATTCATCATCAATCCACCATCGGTTTTTGAAACATATTGTGTCAACATTCTGGTTGGAACATGATAGGTCCATAATGTTGAGGCGCCAATAATATGTACAGGATCAATAGATTTTACACCAGACTCCTTATCTATTTCTAGATATTTTACATGCTTAACTTGCATTTCTGGTGAAATATATTTTTTCTTTCTGGGTGTCTTTTGTAGTGTTTGTTTGGGTAGTGTTACATCTGTTGTTTTTTCAGAAGTAGGTTTGACAACCTTTAATTTTGGTTGGGTGGGTTCTGGAGTATATGCTTTCATCTGAGATAACCGCAACCCAAACCATGTCATAGAACGATCATCCAAAACAGCACCCCTCATCAACATTCTCGCAACAAATCCCAACGTAGGGACTTGAACACTAATTTGATCGTCCGTGGCATTTATTCCTTGTTCCTTACAATACTGCTTTAAATACTTATGAGAATGTTCTTTTTCTTTATTTTGCGAATACCAATTTAATGCAAGAACAATTTGGATTTTTTCTGCAGGAACCATGGGTTGAAATTCAGGCTCATCCTTATCAACAAGACGATCACTAATCCTTTGTTGCATTATCATACCTCACATCAAAAACAACTTCCTCAATCTTCGCTCTCATCACATCCAAATCACTGAACCCATGACATTTTAACCAATTTAACTCATTCACTGCACTGACTACTAGACTTTTTGCAACATCTTCTGAAGAAAAATGATTTGTTGCGTAACACAATATTTTATCTCCATATACGGGATCACCGTCAATGCAGGAAAAAGTCCATCCATTTCCCAATAACTCTACTGCTTTTTTATTTGTTCTCGTTGTCCCTTTATGGTTATATGACATTCAAAATCATTCATAATAATCCCATTACATTAACAGTTTTAATAATAGTTTTGGTATCATCATCCACTGTAATTCTATTATGAACCACATCATCTATCAAAACACTTGCTTGGCCAACATGATTATCATGACACCAATCATGAAATGAACACTCTTTTCCATGATCCAGAATAAAATCACTGATATCGTTGAAACGTAATCTTGGTTTATTGACCTTATTAGTAGATTTCATCATTTCAGGTACAGTGATAATTCGATCAAACTTACAATCCAACAAATTCTCAAGGTAACGTCTGAGAATTGTATTAAACCTCAAAATATCTTTGTCATCATAAATCGCAAAACTAAACAGAAAAAACTTATCCTGAGATGTATTCAATGTATCAATAAAATTTCGTATCGCAACACAATGTTGTGTTTTTACAACTGGAGAATCATGAAACTCATCAATCAGAGTTTCCTCTAAATCCAAAAAGATATTCATAACATCACATGTAAAAATCCATATAATTATAATCTTTATCTTCCTCTTCGGACCAAATTGCCGCCATCAAATCTCCCCATGCACGCCACGATAGACACAAATACTTTCCATTTGAAAATTTAGGAACACCTGAATTATTTTGATGTTCCTCTCCAGTAAATTTGTAATTATTCTTTACCACCTCTTCTCGTATGGCTTCAAGATATGGATGGGCTTCTGGTTGAAAATGACTCAAATAATCATTCCAACGAAGTCCATATGTCTTAAAATTAAACCATCCACCCGTCCATCCCCAAACCAATTCATCATTATCTGGAACATCTGATAAATCAACCCATTCCGCAACAATAATCATGTTCACCCCTTTACACAAAGGACTTGACGAAGTTCTGCAACCACAGTGACCAAATCATTTTGGTCCATCATCACTTGATCGATTGGTTTGTATGCAGCGGGAATTTCATCAACCACACCTGCATCTTTACGACACACAATACCTTCTGTCTGCTTAACCACATCCTCTGCAGTGTAAAGTGACTTTGCTTTACCTCGTGACAATTGGCGACCTGCGCCATGTGAACAGGAACAAAAAGAATCAGGATTCCCTAATCCTTGCACAATGTATGAACGGGTACCCATTGAACCAGGAATAATACCCAAATCATCCATGCGAGCCCTCACTGCACCCTTTCTAGTAACAATGACATTCTCTCCAAAATGATTCTCACGTTCTGCGTAGTTATGGTGACAATTGACCATTGTGATTGGTTCAAGTCGGTCATCACCAACGAAACTTGATATTTCGTCAAGAACTAATGACATCATAATTTCACGATTTTTCATAGCATAAGACTGTGCCCACTGCAAATCCGACCAATAAGCATTGAATAATTCATGTCCCTCTGGCAAATATGCCAAATCTGGGTTTTCTAATTTAATCATGAATGTCTTCATTAATTCTTTTGCTCGATCAATGTAATAATTTCCAATAACATTTCCAATTCCACGAGAACCAGAATGCAACACTACCCACACATTATCTTGTGTGTCCAGACACACTTCAATAAAATGGTTCCCCCCACCCAATGTTCCCATCTGTGACAACATCTTATCCTGTCGATCTTTTTTCACTTCCACAGGAAGAGAGTTGAACCCCCTAAGACCCTTCCAGAAAAGAGTATGGTTCACTGGGGTTTTATGTTGATCCTGCCCAACCGGAACGGCTTTAGAAATATAAGAAAATAAATCATCCAAATTATCTGGTAAATGTTGACCTTTGAGAGGAAGCATCGCTGCCATCATCCCACATCCAATATCCACACCCACTGCAGCAGGGACCAATGCTCCCTTCGTTGCAACAACAGATCCAACAGTAGCACCCTTACCATAGTGGACATCAGGCATCGCAGCAACATGTTTAAAGACAAATGGTAGTCCTGCAGTCTGTCTCAATTGGACTTCAGACTGAGAATCCACATTATTGGTCCAGATCTTAACTGGAACCGTCTGTTTTTCTCCTGTTAACACCTTTGCAACTGGCATGATATCTCCCTATTCAATTTAATTATACCAAATTCTACGTCTTTGTCAACTCCATAAGTCTCTCATAATTGATGAATCGAGTCATATCATCAAGTCTTTGATTTGAGTACATATCTTTACAAAATTCATCAAACAACTCATCTTTCGACAATGTTATTGTACCAGATCCACAGCAAAATTCACACTCTTCTAAATTGTCGAATTCATTACGAAATACCCCACGACCAGAACAAGATTCACACTCCCCAGAAACCTCATCCTCTACTCTATTAGATTGGTCAAACTCTTTCTTCAATTCATAATAATGCAATCGAGTCCAATCTTTTTGGTCCATAGTCTTTGAACTAAAAGACATAATGGTTCCTCTTGGATTGATAATGTTCCGTAATCCATTTTACTTGACGTGGTGACAGTGCTTCATGAACAAATCCTGTCAATGAGTTAAATAGAATCACCTCACCATGTAGGACCTTTAACTCTTGATTATGAAATTCCCAAACCAATGTCAAATCTTTATCTGAATAAACTTCATTCGCTTTCATTATTGCCTCCATAGTTTATTAAACTCACTTGTTGCCCAATGCAAAAAGTTCAATCCTGCATCCGTGGTAAAATATTTGTAATTACCCTGTCTCACAGTCTCCCACATGCACAATGATTTTTTATAATTGTCTTTTTTACTTTTAATTTCTTCCTCTTGCATTTTAACTTTTTCTAACTCTTTTGCAATACATTCTTCTTGTTTATCAGACTCACATTCTAATTTTGAAATAGTAGAGTTTAAATTAACAATTTCCTGACGCAAATCAGTAATTATTTTTTCATGTTCAATAACATCAAAAGATTTACTATTGGCTATATCCCTGGCTTCCCTAAGATCTATTTTTAGATTATGAATATAATCTTTGAGTTCTTCAATTTCCTCAAGAAAATCTTCATTGGTTTTATTCATAATCCCTAACCACAATACCAACTGGGAAAATTGGTATTCCCTCATCAGAAAGGCTTTGATAACGAACAGTTAATTGTTTCCCAATGAATTCCTTACGATTATTCCACTGATGTTCTCGTTCCTTCATGGTCGCTTTACAACGAACATCAAATGTTCCATCACCATACACACCACCAGTCTTACTCTTTGACTGGCAGCGGAATATTGCTTTGTGTTCGTCTTTACCCTTTCCATCCTTACATCCAACAATCACAAATTCTTCATCAATAAAATCCTTATACTTCTGCAACTGATTATGTCGATATTGGAAGCAATAGGGGTCATTTGAACCAGATCGTACAATAGATCCCTCATATCCCTTTTCCACATACACCCCATGCAATGCTTTCAACTCAGTCTCATTTGCAACAAGTTGTGTAGATACGAATGAAAAATATGGAGCATTGATACCATTACGAAGTGCATATTTCCAATCAATATATCGTTCTTTGAACCCACCATCACCTGCTCGATCATAACAATGGAAATGAACATACTTTTTCAGTGTGTCAAGATCTGGTGTCTTTTCGTCCTTGATTGCAGAAATTAATTGTTGAAATGTCAAATCTCCATGATTATACATTTCACCATCAAGTATTTCACCATCTTTCATGATATTCAAAAATTGTGGATCCATATACAAGGTGAAATTCTTATACAATTTTCCTTTCCTGGACAAATAGATAATCTGATCTTTGATACGACAAACCATACAACGAACCCCATTGAGTTTTGGTTGTACATATGCTGGCCAAACAATATATTTCTTACGCTCATTATATTTTTGAGCCAGCATAGGAAGAAGTTGCAATTCACCATTCAATTTAGATTCATCCTGAACGTAATTTTTATCAAGTTGTTTGTTCCACTTAGATTCTGCTTCCATACAAGCCTGTGTAAAATGATTCGTCTCATTAGAACGTCCAATATTTTTCCCCTCGGTGACTTTCTGAGAGGATACTTGAATCTTTCCATTTTTTTGACCATGCTTCACCACAATCAATGAAAAATCATTTTTCTTTTGAACAGAGATTTCCCATTGTTTAATTGCACCACCAGAAGATTTTCCATACAAAATGGGATACGTCATCTTATTCCCTTTCTTTATGGTGTAGGTCCATGATCGTATACAATAGATTATCACACTTCTCATCATTTACTGTATCAGGAAGTAAAGATTTTTCTGACAATTCTTCCAACTCTACCATCAAATTCTCAAGCATTGGTGAGACATTACTAAAATGTAATTCCCCATTCTTAATTTGTTTTAGAAAGTCAACTTGTTTTAGTGGATATGTAAAATCTCCATGTGTCAAAATATCTTTCACCTGAAAGGCAGCACGGAATGCATGAGAGATTGCCTTCCAATCAATACCCTGATTGGTTTCTGCTTGACGTGCTCGTTCACCAAATTCTTTAACAAAATTCTGCAACATACCAACATAATTATCAGTAGTTGCAGAAAGAGTCATTTTCTTTCCACACACTTCATAAAACTTACTATCGTCCGATGGTCCACAATGTTCTCCAACTGGAAGAAGATGCAACACATCATGGATCTTCTTCTTTGGGTGTTGACGAAGAGATTCTAAAACATTTTTTGCATCCGCTAACCGGCTACCTTTTATACCATACTTTGCGGCTTGTGTTCTCGCATATCCAACAAATGATGATAATTTTCTGGTATAGAACAAATGTCTGCTCTTATGAATAATCACCCAATCCAAATTGAATGTGATCCAAAACTCACTTGGTGCATGGAGCATATCGAGTGCAACAGTTTCACCCTTCTTTGCAAGTTCAAAGAAATAGGGAAGAGAATATAATTCTCTATCCACATCATTAGATGAATTTTTTACACTACTATTTGTCTTAGTATTATTTGAAATGCTCTTTGGAGTTCTGCAGAAGTAGAGTTCTCTTTTTGATGGGATAAACACCCCCTTATAATCCTTGTCGGATGAGGGGGTGTTGGTTCCATATAGATGGGAACCAAAAATCATCTCAACTAATGTTGTTCTGTTGCTCATGATATGAAGTATATCAAACCAATCACAAATTGTCAATATCTTAAGTTATTGATTTTATTACCAACTACCATAATCAGTTAGGTCAAGTATTTCATGGGTCATGATGTTTTCTAATACAACAGTTATACCAATACCACCACCATTACCAATATGATAAACAAAATCAGTTATACCTTTTTTCTTTTGATCTTTAATAAATTTTGTGTGTTTACTATTGAATTTTATTGGTATGAGATGTGAGAGGTATTCGGGAATAGTTATTTTCATAATTACACCATATCAAAAATAAATGAGAATGTCAACTATCTATTGATACCACCAGTAACAAATAATTCTTGATAATCAATATCATATGACTTATCTGCTGCTGCACTGTTTATCAAAGAATATGCCGGTCTAATACCTGCATTCATAGAATTGGTATTTGAAGTTGATGCAACCAATACATCGTTAATATAATACTTGGTAGTTTGTGTTTCCGAAGATTTGAACACTACTTTAAACGTTGTAAATGAAGTTGTGATAGCAACTCCAGTATCAAATCTGGTTTGAGCGGATGCCCCCCTATTAACAGCGAACCAATTGGTATCAGCGTCCAACTTTTCAAAATATCTTCCATTTGACGGTGGATTAACAGTACCTCCACCAGTCAAAAACCCAAATCTCAACTGTGTGTTTGTGTCTACATTGTTTAACCTGAGAATTGTTGAGAATTCTAAATCATACGTGGAATCAAAAAGTTCTCCACCAACCCCCATAAACAAAGAAGTTAATGTGCTTATTGTCGCAGAAGTAGAACTCCTTGTTATACCAATTCTTCCGGCAACAAACGTAGTTCCTATATTTCCACCACTTCTACTCCACCAAATTGGTGTTGCACCATTTTGCATACAATCATCTTGATACCTGAATATATTCTTATTATATACAAAAGCAAGTGCTGACCTACCACCAGATGTTACCCCATCAGAAACCTTCAATACTGGGGTTGATGGATCAAAAAATATTTCACCATTGTTTCCAATATAGGTATTTGAATCGGTATTTGCGCCTTTATCTGGTAATATCTTTATCGTTTTTGGCATAATTCCCCCATAGATAGGGAGTATTTATAATAGTATGGTGGACCCTGTAGGTGCTGCCCCTACCACCTCTACAGTGTCAATGTAGTGATCTGCTGCTGATCTAAGGGTCCAGAGTGGTCCGCCTGACAGGACTCGAACCTGCATGATTCTGGTGTCGAAAACCAGATGACTTCCAATTGTCATCACAGGCGGCTAATAATCTCCATCCATTCCTGGTCAAGAATACAGTTCTTTGGTGCATTCTTAAACATAGGTGCTATTTGTTCGTTCGTATATCCTGCAAGACCACACCCAATACGTGTCACAATAAATCTCATCTCTGGATGTGATTCTGCAAACAATAAAAACACATCAACAAGTACTTTGATATTATTAAGAGGAAGAGGTTTTAAATTATGATCTTTGGTTGCGATGGCATATGCATTTCCTGTTAAACCTAATCCCTGGCCATATTCTGCTCCATAAAATTTCCGTGCATGAAGTGCAGCACCCTTCCCATGTCTACCAGCAAGATTTGACCCAAACACAAAAATTTCTCTCATGATATAAATTCTATGGTGCCGCTGACAGGACTCGAACCTGCATCATCTTCTTTAGGAAAGAAGTTCCCGTCCAATTGGGCGACAGCGGCAATTTATTTGTTATGAATAATATTTTGAATTACCTTTTTATGTTGACCCATTCTCTTAGAAAGAGAAATGAGATAAGATAATTTTTTAGAATTTCCACTTAATTGGTTTTTTACTATTTTTAATAGTTCTTGTAAGTATAAAGTATTCATAGTTTTGGTGCCCCCGGCAGGACTCGAACCTGCATGATCCTGATTAGAAGTCAGGTGCCTTTCCAGTTAGACTACGGAGGCAATATGGCGGAAGATGGAGTACTCGAAACTCATCCCCCGAAAGGAACCATCTGTTTTCGAGACAGTGCCAGCGTCCTATCTGGTTCATCTTCCAAATTGGTGGAGGTGCAGGGTATTGCAGCCCTGGTCCAAAGAAACTAATAAAGTGGAATCTCCATGCTACTCAATCAATGACACGACAATCGAAGGATTGAGACAACGATTGTTTGTGAAACGAAACTTCAACAACCTGAATATCACGCATCCCCACTTACAGGCTTCAGTGGACCAGCGAGCAGCACTTACGCTGCTAATGCAAAATTAGATTCGACAGTTTCAATTGCTTGTGAGATTAACGTGGACACCAGCACCCACGGCATGTCCCATCTTCTTTCGTATTCCTTGTCGATACTATTCACCCCCATATTATGGCGGAAGGTACAGGATTTGAACCTGTGTGTGTTTTACCACGCATCGCTTTCCAAGCGAGCCGAATAGGCCACTCTCGCAACCTTCCAAAAATCTAGGAGCGGATAATCCAGGATCTCTGAAATTATCCGCGTCCCGTATGCCCGCTTTCTCACATGGAGAACGGGTCTTAAACTGGCGGAGAGCAGAGGACTCGAACCCCATACCCTTTCAGGTACAATCCGCTTTCAAGACGGTTGTGTTAACCCGTAACACTTTACTTTCCAAAACATGGTGCTCCTACAGGGTGTCGATCCCTGTCTTCCAGATTGAGAATCTGGCGACCTAGCCGGTAGTCGATAGGAGCATTATGGTGGACCACCACGGTACTGCCCCGTATTCCCCAGGTTAAGAGCCTGGTGCATCACTATTAATGCTTGTAGTCCGTCTATGGTGTCCCCGACTGGATTTCAACCAGTGTCTCCACCTTCGCAGGGTGGTATGATATGCAGGCTTCACTACGGGGACATATATGGTAGACGGTAGTGGTACTGCCCCACTCTTGTCTCGCGTGTAAGGCGAGTGCATCCCTTCTCTGCCAACCGTCCGTTAAAATGGAGCCCCTTGTTGGACTTGCACCAACCGTTTCCACTTTACCAAAGTGGCGTGTCAACTACCTCTACTTAAGGGGCGCAAAAATCTGAGTCCAACTATACCCGGCATTCTGTATTCTTCTGTCATTTCTCTAGGAGTATCATTACTGATACCCTCAAGCCACCTACCCGTTCGTTTTGTGCGAGCAGCACACGAACCTATTTGGTGTTGCACCAGATGGAGATTGCTCGTTTCACCCACCACCAACACCGTAGTGCGTCAAATCATTCGGTGGTGACTCGTCTCTGTGGCTCTAATCATCAGGTCACCCTGTGTGGTTGTTAACCACCATCTTGCTCTTGGTGTGCCGAAGTTCCTCTAGGTCTGTTACCCTAGCGACAGAATGTTGAACTCAGTAGTCCTTTCTTTACTTTAATACTACCTCGTAACAAATGATGTTTTCCACATATATGACAAAGAGAATCTTTATATTTACGCAATTTGCATTTTATACAATACGACCAAAATTCTTCTCCGTTCTTTCCAAATCCAAATGAATTATGATTACATAACATTTGTTTTTTAGTCATAATAATATGGTACCTAGGGTGGGAGTCGAACCCACAGAAACCTGTTTTTGAGACAGGTATGTTTGCCAGTTACATCACCTAGGTATTAATCTGTGAAAGAACTTCCAACTTTGCTTCAATAACTCTGATGTCATTTGCCGCGTCACAAACACCATGCCAATCATGCTCATCCATCTTTGTTCTCAAATATGATATCATAACTGATTTTGAATGAATAAGAAACTCAATTTGTTTTTCTTTACCATTCACAATATACCTCCATAATATGGTGCCGTGGGTGGGAGTCGAACCCACAAACGAATCGTTTTAAGCGATCCAGGTATGCCAGTTCCCTTCACCACGGCGTTATCGAGTTTAACACATATTTACCACTTATCGAGTTTAACACATAAACATGGAGCCGCTTGACGGAATCGAACCGTCTTATCTGCTTTACGAAAGCAGCACATCACCGTGTATGTTTAAGCGGCAATGTCTATTAAACTGTTGGTGCCGCCGGTAGGAGTCGAACCCACCTGAATCCGGTTAAAAGCCGGGAGCATAGCCGCTCTGCCACGACGGCGTTACATTGGTCTGGATGGTGGGATTTGAACCCACAATTTCTCGTCTCCGAAACGAGAGGAGTAGCCTGGTTCTCCTACATCCAGTTATGTTTCTATTGATGGTGGCTAGCCATCCTGGGAGATTGCACTATGCCATCTCACTTCGCTACAATGGTTAAATTGTGTGAGACCCAGTATATATTTAAACTTTGGAGCGGGTTATGGGAATTGCACCCATACGAACAGGGTGGAAACCTGTCATGCTGCTGTTGAACATCAAACCCGCATATTCAATTTTGGAGCGGATGGTGGGAGTCGAACCCACGTGATCTTCCTTGGCAAGGAAGCACATAACCGTTCTGTCACATCCGCATTCTTTTTTACGAGGGATTTCACTTTTCTTATTGTTCCGGCTCTTTTTTCGCATAGGATGTAACTCCCATCTCTTTTCCTCATCGGTATCGATGAGTATTTCGAGCAAACATTACAGTTTGGCTAACCTCGAACCGTCTATCCTCATAAATGGCGCGGAATGGAGGACTTGAACCCCCTCGGCTACCTCTTCAGGGTAGTGTTCTGCCAGTTAAACTAATTCCGCATATTGGCTCCAGGGGTAGGGATCGAACCTACGATAGCCTGATTAACAGTCAGGTGCCGTACCGCTTGGCTACCCTGGAATAATATCTTTACATCGTCTCATTACTTTGCATGTTGGACAATATAGCATTGTCCCATATTGTTTTCTATATGGACTATTTGCTGCGTACACATTACCATATACCTTATACCTTAAAATCATTTATACAATATGTGCATCGAACAGTTTTTCTTTTTGGAAACCGTCTTTCACCAAACCATCCCACATATCACCAAAATTTTTAGGAGAGACACCTTTCATCATAGCGATATAACCGGCATGCTATGACTCTCTGAACTGCTTGTACCATTTAGGAGTATTGCTCTAGCCTTATTGAGCACTCCAATCAGGATTATTAACATGTTTGATGGTATCAGATACCATCTCACCTGATCTCAGTTTCGTGTCCCCTCAGAGTAGGTCCAGATTTCTCTGTTCTCCTTAATTTTAAGAATACCACAATCTAAACTAAAAGTCAACTGGTAGAGGTATCTAGATTTGAACTAGAACTAAAAGATTCAGAATCTTCTGTGCTGCCGGGTTACACCATACCTCCATTTAATTACCAGGTAAATCAATTCCTTCATTAAACCAACGATAGATACTTCTCACTTCTTCAAATGCAATAGGTTTATACTCTGTCTGCTCAACACAAACACAAATATACCATGGATCCTGTAACTGATTTGCATGTGTGTGTCCATGCACATTTGCTTTAAACCGTCCCTTACTCTCTGGATGCACAGGAATATGTGACAACAACATCTGATCCATCACATGATACCCACGAACATCACGAAAATACTTTAGGTAATCAGTGATCTTGAAAATATCATGATTCCCTTTAATGAGAACCTTGTCACCATTCAATCTATCTAGGATAGCGAGTGCTTTTCTTGCTATGACTACATCTCCCAGGTGATACACTTTGTCATGGGGTTTAACGATCCTATTCCATTCCTGGACCATGTATTCATCCATTTCCTCTGGATTATCCCATGGTCTCAACTTCGTTCCGTCATTCCGAAGGAACTTACAAACCCCTGCATGACTAAAATGTGTATCTGCTGTCAGAAATATGTTACTCATCAGATTTACTTTTTGCTGCATTCCATGCCGCAACACATGACCTAATATTCAGAGTCCTACGATCTTCTAAAGGAAGAGAGAACCACCATTTTTTGAACTCTTCTGAAGTTTTTAGATTTATAATATTCATATTACTCATAATGTATGGAAGGGGGTAGTGGTACTGCCCCACTGTCTGTTGGTTCAAAGCCAACGGTCCTACTATTGAACGAACCCCCTATAACCTTTCAACCATGGCGGAAGTGGAAGGATTTGAACCTTCGTGGGTGTTACCCCGCATCCCTTAGCAGGGGAGCCTATTAAGCCTCTCTAGCACACTTCCAAAAACATTTACATTGGTGCAGCCCAGATCCGTTAGGATCTCACCCTAGAACAACCGGAAGTTAATTACGCTCCCTTTATTCTAGGTACAGAGTGGAGCGACCACAAGGACTGCATACGATGGAGTCGCCGATAGGATTCGAACCTACATACAACCGCTTTGCAGGCGGCGACCTAGCCTTTCAGTCACGGCGACATTAAATTGGCGCACCTGACGGGTAACGATCCCGCTTCATTCTTGATTGACAATCAAGCGCCTATCCTACTGGCTCCAGGTGCAATATTCTGATCGGTATCTTTCTACTTGTTACGACCCCCAAAGGGGGATGGGAATTGCACCCATGTCTCCGACCTTGCTCTGTAACTGGTGGATCATCAAGGAGTCGAACCTTGTGAGAATTAACGACTGCTTTACAGGCAGCCCCGCCTCCGTAACGGTTTAATGATCCGTATTTTTATTATAACAAACTATACACTAAAAATCAAGGTGGTCCACCCGTAAGGAATCGAACCTTATCGAGACACCAATCTAGTGTGAGGGGTTTATAAGACCCCCTTGCCTCCAAGGCGCGGGTGGAAATTTTGGTGTCGGTGGGGAGAGTCGAACTCCCAAACACTTGGTTCTAAGCCAAGTAGGTATGCCAGTTCCCTTCACACCGACGATTTCTTTCTTCTCCAAGTTGGTGTCTGTGAATGGCAGTTTGGACATAGAAATCTTAAATTGTCCCTACTACTATTCTTTTTATTACCATCTTTATGATCCAACTCCAAAACAAGTCTGCCACCCAGCCACTCACTTAATCCACAAAGACACTTGCCACCCTGTTCCTCTAATACTTTTCTTCTTTTCTCTGGTATATTATACTCGTTCCAAGAAAGAGTGTTATATCGTTTTTCCCGTATTATTTTCTTTTTTTCTACAGCAAGGCACCAATCATCTTTACCAAAAAGTTTTCTTCTTGAATCATATCCTTTTTTGAAACCAGCCTGGTGAACTCTTCTACCCTTAAGGGAATCTGATATCTTTTTGTTTATTGCCTTTTGATCCCTCATAATAAATCCTAAATGGTGGCGGTAGAAGGAATTGCACCTTCTAGATAGGACTTATGAAATCCTTCTGCTTCGCTTGTGCTTACCGCCGTCATGGTAGCGGGTCAAGGAGTTGCACCTTGAACTTGAGTTTATGAGACTCAACGGGTCACTGTCCCCTTCCACGCCGCAAATTTTTAAAACCGGCACTGTGCTACCCGTTACACTAAACTCTTCATCAGTCTTACAGTCTGCAGCCCGGAATCTTAATTCTATAACTGATTTCTGAGTCGCGGAATCGAACCGCTCTAGTGCCTCATTCCTGGTGTCGTTGGGGAGAGTCGAACTCCCAAGCAACTGGCTCTCGACCAGTTAGGTATACCAATTCCCTTCACAACGACGATATTAATTGTGTAGGTGCCTAAGTTCACGTCTAGACTCTGTTACTTGGGGCATATGACCTCCCCACCTACAGCAGCGACTATGTTCTACAACCTACACAAATTTATATGGTAAGGTCCTATCTTGGATGACAAACAGTTTCAAGTCTGTTTGCCTGAGCATCGCACTCAGGATTACTTACACATTTGGTCTAGGGGGTGGGATTTGAACCCACGGTTTCTCGCTTCCAAAGCGAGAGGATCAACCAGACTTTCCTACCCCTAGATATTTTGGTGGACCAGTCGCCGAATCGAACGGTGTTGACCTTACGCAGAAAGCCCATGGTGTCCACACCATACCAGCCCACAATAATTTGGCGCTCCTTGTGGGTATCGATCCCACTCCGCCGGCTTGAAAGGCCGGAATCCTAGCCAGTAGACGAAAGGAGCATAATTTGGTGGAGGCTGGCGGTTCTGCCCCGCCGACTTCTCGGTGCAAGTGAGATGGTTTCCTAATTAGCCTAAGCCCCCATATTTTTAGCCCACATTTTAATCATCCCTAACCGGACAAACACCAAAAAGTGCATGCGGAGTTGCTTACCGGCTTGGGAGTGTTGCGAGTAGCACTAGCACTTTAACGGCTACGGTACATCTCGCGTCCCAAACCTACATTTTGTTACCCTTTTACCCCACCGTGTGTAGTGAGAACCCCTTGATATTATCACAAGGTAAGGATAACTCTTTTAAGGTCGCCCCGCCGGAGACATCTTAATGTTGGTCCTGTCATAAGCAGCCGAGCAACATTCTCAATATCCCATTGGGACGTTGGGGTGATCGGTGGGTAACGCTCCCACTTTTCCTGGGCCACAACCAGGCGCATTTCTTTTATGCTACGACCACAATGGAGCCGCTGACTGGACTTGCACCAGCCTAATCCTCCTTACAAGAGAGGTGATCAACTACCTGACCCACAGCGGCATTCTTATAATATGTATAGGAGATAGGATTTATGGGATCAGTTGTATGTCCTGAAAGCCAACCTACACAACTCCTATGCATCTGGAGTATGCTTGGTGTTTACATCACTCCCAACATATTACTTTAACTCACAATTCCAATACAAGTAATCTGCCCACGTTTCTGGCATCTTACGCAACCCAATTGTCACGGTCACAACTTGTGACCAGATCGGTTGCTTTGGTTTCTTCAACAACTTCATTCCTGCTTGCTCTGGTGTTCTTCCTTCTTTCTTTGAATTACAAGGAACACAAGCAGTTACGATATTTTCCCATGTTTTCACACCACCCTGTGAAACTGGTTTTACATGGTCAAAAGTCAATTCTTCTGAATCAAACTTCTGTGCACAATACTGACATGTAAACCCATCTCTTGTAAAAATATTCAAACGAGTAAACTTCACAGGTGCTTTTCTACGAAAACGAACCGGAACAAGCATTCTCAAAACTGAAGGAATCTTCATGCTGAAAGAGATTGAATGAATCTCTTCTTCATGTTCCTCCAAGACCTCAACCTTACCAGTCCAAAGCAACGTAATTGCTCGTTGCCAGTTAACAACTTGTAAGGGTTCATATGAACTGTTTAACAGCAATGTCATATGCATGATGCTTCTCCCAACGTTTCTATCACTATAACAAATCCAAATTCATTTGTCAACTACAAACTTGGCACCGGATGCAGGAGTCGAACCTGCGCCAACGGTTTTGGAGACCGTCATGCTTCCGTAACACCTATCCGGTATATATATGGTACGCCTCCACGGAATTGCACCGCGATCATCCGCTAATCAGGCGGAGGTACTTCTATTGTACGAGAGGCGTATATAACAAAAAAGCCGAAGGGGTCCC